CCTGGTCCAGAGCGGTGAGACGCTGGAAACCCTTGGTGAGCGTGTATCCGATAGCAGCAGTGGGGGCTAACACCGCTCCGACAGCGCCAGCAACAGCACCGACTGAACTAGTTAGGCCTGCTACCATTCCCGCGCCAGCCAACTTACCCATCACGCTACCGGCAGCCTTGGCTTCACCGCCTCCAGCGCCTACTCCCCCTAGGAGTCTGGAGAGGAAACCGCCACCACCAGTAGTACCACCGGAGCCGGCTGCACTCTCTGCAGCTGACTTCATTTGCTGCACAGCGGCTTTCACACCGGCAACGTCGGCCTTGGGAGCCGTAAGTGTTTGTCCCTTTATGGAATTGACGTAGTTCTGCCAGTTAGCCAATTCCTTCTTGGCGTTGGCAAGGTCACGGGACAGTGTGCCTGCCAAACCCTTAGCGTTGATAAGGTCTTGGCCTTTAAAACCAGCCTTGGCCATATCGTCGGCACGCTTTTGTGCCTTGGCTAGCTCTGCTGTGTACTTGTTGACGAGGTCTGCGGCTTTTTGAGTCTGTGCCGCAAAGGAACTCATTTGCGCTGTGGCCTGCGCCGAAGTCTTGCCACTGGAAGCCATCGCCTTATCGGCACCGGCCATCGTAGCTTGTAGCGACTGTACGTCTTTGACAGCCTGTGCTACGCCGCTAGACTCGTAGTCTATCTTTACTTTACCGTAGGCAGTGCCAAGACTGGCTCCACCACCACCGGGACCTACTGGCGCAGTCATGTATCACCCGTTGAACTTAGACAGATCTACTTGACCCTCACCCGAAAGTGTCTTGGAGCCATTGGTTTTCGCCTCGTTTTCCTTCTTGAAGGAGTCAGGCTGTCTAAATGCAGACGTTACAGGAAGACCCATCAGCTTGCAGAACGCCATTTGCTTAGCAGAGGCGATGAACCCAGATTTGTTGCCTCTCATACGTTTTGTCTGCATCTGAGCTACTGCCTCCGCTTCGTTAAGCTTACCTTCGACTAGTGTGCCCCACCAGTAGATCGCCCGATCGAAATAGAAACGGACAGTAGGCCATTCGATGTTGTATAGTTCACTCGGCCTGCACCCCAACGCTTTCGCTTGATTCCAAATCCGGTAGCACAAGTGACGGTCCTTCGCGAAAGGGTTCAATCATCCCCAACGGCTTCTGCAGTTCAACGAAGAAAGCCATACGGTCACTAAAGTCTACGTACCCAGCGTAAACCTGCTCACCTTCCAGTGGAGGAATAGGCCGCTCGAAGTACTCCAGCTGCTCTTGCGTCGTCATCTGGTAGCCGTATTTGATAGTCTCGCTACCCTCTTCGTCCTTGACGATAGCGACACCGTCGTCAATCACCTTAGGCCTGACACTGGACACGGCCATGAGCCTGTTGGTCATGTCCAAGAACTTGTGCCGTTTCTTGATGTCTTTGAACGACTTCCAAATGCCACTGGAGCGTTTGTCCTCGTCAATCGGCCTGCCCTGTTCGTCAAAAGCCTGTGGTAGCAACTTCTTACCGAACAGGTCCATGTCCTCGACCAGATCAGCGCCGGCTAACTCGAGAATGTCCATGTGCTTCACCAAAACGTTTTGGCCACTAGGGCATTCGATCAAGAACTTGACCACGTTACGAGGCTTCCAAGCACGCGGCTGGAACATGTCGTCCATAGCCTCCTTGACGAGCTTGTCGAGCTCTTCCTTAGAGAGACTAGGCTTTTCCGCCGGTGGGCAGCCCAACGTGTGAGGTGCATGTGCGTCTGGACCACAGTGCTCACAGCACTTATGCTCTGGACGCGGGTTCTTGATCAACCCCTCCGGAACCTCCTGTGTCCCAACAGGATTCGTCTGCTCGGTTTCGGTAGGGGTAGCCTCTTCATGGGACATAATGTCTTCCTTTCCGGAATGTATGATGTTGTGTTACTACGCAGGCGTGGAGAACGAAGCAGGAGTACCGTAGTCTCCCACGTCCGTACCGACCTTGCCAGCCACACGGACCAAGTAATCCGTAGCGGCAGTAAGGCCAGTGAGGTCCACGTCGGCGTCGGGCGAATCCACCGCAGTCTCCCACGTAGCGCCGTCGTCGTCGCTCAGCTGGTACTTGTATCCGGTGTAGCTGGACACAGGCTCCCAAACGAGCTTGGCAGTGGTGCTCGTAAGCGGTACTGCCATAACGTTCTTCGGCGCGACAAGAGGAATCGGCGACGGCGTGAGCGACAGGAACGTCTTCGACTCATGCTGCTCAATGTCGTAGAGTAGCTTCGTTCCTGGGATCGGGAGACCGATACCGTCGGCACTGGTGACGAAGAACGCACCGTCACCGAACTGACCGCTGATGTCTCCGTTGCACTTTGCGCGGTAAACGATACCGACGTTGTCACCGCCGTTGTCGCTCATCACGAGACCCTTCACCTGGAAGTACGGACGCGTGTCGTCGCTGCACTTCCGTAGAGTGATCTTGCGATTTGGTGCGACACCGTACTCGATGATCTGACCACCGGTGAGAAGAGCCCACGCTGCCAACGAGATACCGCCAGCCTCGAGAGTCCAATTCACCTGTGCCCCATTGCCATGCGTGGCCAGAAGCTCGTCGTCACCGCGAAGGTCTGTGTAGTCCTCGCTGTCAGCGAACGAAAACGTCTGTGCCGCAGGCAAATCGATGCCCTCGTCAGCAAGGATCGTACCCTGCTGATCAAGGAACCCATACAGCTTTACGTCCCGCAGACCAAAGGGATAAGTCGCAGCGGGAAGCGCCGGTGCAGTCATTGGTTTTTCACCTTTCCGTTATTACCATTTTGGTTTCGAGCTTCCCGCTCTACAGCTTTGACCGGGTCACGGTATTTCTTAGTGTGACTATATTCTCCGGTTTCGAGGTCGAAGTAATGAAAAGCTACCTGTCCCTCGTCTTTGTCAACACACCAGTGGTCCTTGCACCGAACCTCGATGTAACGCTTGCCATTTGGCTCAAACTGCTTGATAACGCCGTGTATCCTGCTACGGCATTTGAGCTCGGTGCGTTCGACCACTGTTGACGGCATTATTCAGTTGTCTCCGAGTCCTTTTCGTCGTTCTTGACGACCTTGCCGTCTTCGTCAAGCTCCACCAGGGAGAACCTGCCGTCCACGCGCAAAAGGTATTGCAACTCTTCATCACTGAAGCTGGACAGCGGCAACTGCTTGTGGTTGAGGTAGTTCCACTGGTACGTGTTGTCGGACTCGACGTGAGCTGCCTTCCAATCAGCCGGCGTCATATTCCGTACGGTCCCTACGCCGTTGTACTGGACGTACTTACCCTTCGGGTCCTTGCGCTTCGTAGCGTCCAACGGCAAAGCGCCGCTACCGGTTACGACTTCCACCGACGGCGGGAGTCCCTGACGGGGATCTTCCTCTGTCTTGGTGTTGTCCTTCGCACCCTCTGTACTGAAAGGATTAGGGGTGCTAGGGGTTTCGGTCTCGGCCATTGTCACTCCTGGTTCTGTCGTGGATACAGTTCGTAGTCACCGGTTTTGGTGATGGTGTTGAATCCATCGTCAACGTAGTCTCCGGACCTCCCACCTATCGTGACGAAACTGATTGTCTCGCCTTCGGTTCCGGTAAGGTCCCGAATCTCCTTGACTACCACGTCAATTTGGTCCAGTACCTTCTCCAGCTTGGTGTAGTCGTTGGTGACTTCCCTTGGCCAATGCACCCAAATCGTTAGTCTGATAGGCGATTTCACTTCACCGCCAAACAGTGGTGCGTCTTGGGTGCCCCACCGCAGGATCAGGAATGGCGTACTGTCACTAGGTCGCTCTTCGCTGGACCAGTTGTGGAACACCGTATTGTCATTGACTCCATAGCCGTTCAGGATCGGATCGGCTACTAACGCATCAAGAAACGGGCCGCGTACACTCATGCAGTCGCTCCCATCTGATCTAATGAGCTTTGAATTCTCTGCATCAACAAATGCCCAATGTGGTTGACCGTCGGCATGATGATGGCGTACTTGCCGGAAAACCTAGTCTCCAAGAAGATTTGGTAAAACACACTGCCTGCGACAACAAGCTCGAAGCTGGTAGCGCCCGGTCCCACTATCGTGTCGGCATGCAAACCAGCCCTAGCGTTTCCGGTGCGGTCTGTCCAGGGAGCGTTGGTCTTTGCGTAAGTAGTAGCTTCACCTTCGGCATACTTGAACTGTCCCAGTATGACTCGTTGAACCTGACGGTCGTGAAGCTGCATAGCCTGCGCTAGCTTGTCGACACCCGTAAACTGTACGCTTCCACTATGTCCCATAAGCTGGGTCCTTACCGATGGCAGATACGACGGCCACTCGCTCATAGTCATTGTACGGTTCTAGGGACACTACGCGATACTGCGTCCCGTCTTTGACCCACGTATCACCGATAGCGATCTGCGCGTCGTATCTGCCTGTGAGGTTATAACTCCAAGTATGTGCTGACGCACCTTCGGTACTGGTAACACCGCCACCAGCACCGGTAATGCCTGCAAGCGTAGACCCTACTGGTTCTACGTTGAAAATCTGTGGTGGGCGAGCCGGCTGAGCGTCCCAATCATATACTCCCCCAGGCTTTTTCGTACGCTGGTGGGGTATCAGCACTAGCTCGGTGCCGAACTGCTTAAGGATAGTGTCAGTACCCTTTCGGAGAGCTTTCACGATTGAGGCCTTCATACCCACGGCCTCTCAATCTCACCGAACGTGATTGCCTTAGTGTTCCTAGCGGGTTCGGGCGTGGGGATCATTTCAGAAGATTTCCCGCCGTTGATGACCAAATCCCAGTACTCTAGCATGGCTTTGGCCTGAGCATGTATCTGTGTCAACGGTTTTCCGGCGTCGAGGTACTCTACGGTCTCAACGGTTCTCTGGTACCAAAAATGGCGCACCGCCTTGGCTGGAGTGTCGAATTCCGGTGTGCTCATAAGAGTTACGATGAATTCGTCAGTCCAGCCATAGCCACCGTCAGCCTCCAAAGCCTTAGCGTCGCTAGGGAGGTTGGCTTTGACTAGAGCAACTTGCTCAGGCGTTGCTACCACTAGGCACCCTTGTTCTTCTGCTCCTGAAGGTATTGTGCCAGACGGACTTTCAGGTCCGACTCGTCACCCTTCGTAGGGAGCTTGTGCTGGCGCAGTTCCTGTTGCGTCTCTTCGACGCTGAGGTTCTTGACGTGCTCGTAAATCTCTTGAGACAGTTCAAGTTCCTCGTCATCTGGAGAGGCATCAGGCTCACTGCCAGGAGGGTACTCCTGTTCGTTTTGAGCGACCAATTCCGTACCGCCACTACGAGCTAGGACAAACTCCTTCTCGTCGTCGCTCCACGGATGGTCGTTTCTGATGACCCGGCTCATTAACTCACCGGGTTCCCGTCTGCGTCGAATGCCGTACCCTCGCTAGGGGTTTCGCCTTCAGCCGGCGTCTCAGCTGGCGGGGTAGGCTCCGGCTCCGGCGTAGGCTCCGGAAGCACATCTGGCACAACGTCATCCAGATCCTTGGCTCCGGACTCAGCTGACGCCACTGCGCCTTCGAGAGCGGTGGTGTCGATGTCGGGATTGGCCGTCTTGAGATTCTCGATCTCAGTCTTGATCTCTCCCAACGCCTTTGTCTGCGTTGCGCTGACTTCATTGACTCGCGAGGTCAGGGCGTCGATCTCTGCCTGTGTTGCCACGTCCTTCAGTTCCCTTCGTATTGCGTTGAGTTGTTTGAAAATTGAGAACAGAGGTCCCACGAATAGGAACTCCAGTATGTCGCGACTGTTTCCCCTAGCCATGGGAACCCCTGCCTCTCAACTCTTTTGGATCACCCGCTAGGCTGTGAAGCCATCTCCACGAGTGTAATTCGCCGGGATGACGTACGCGCCAGAAGCCTTGATCTGGGTCACGACGCCACCAGCGCGCTGGCGAATACCGGTACCGAAAGCCCTAGCGTAGTAAGACTCTACCAACGGGTAGGTCTGATCACGCCCAGGCAGAACCCGCAGGCCACGGTAAACAGGATTCTTGTGTTCCCGTAGTCCCACTAGGTTATTCAGGTTGCCTGCCCCACCGGTACCAATGGTGAGGAAGTAGTTGTTGGGGATGATCGGAAGCTCGATGATCAGAGCGTCATCGTAACTGCCTGCAACCCTAAGCCCCTGCCAGAACGCTGGCGGCAGAGAACCCAAGAGTCCCAACGGCGTATCGAGAATCTGCGTAGGTGAATTCGGCGACGGAATGAAGTCGAAATTCGCTTCCACGCCATTGTTGTTCACCTGTCCCATACGGAACTTGCGAACTTCCTTCACCTGCGTCCGGTTCATGAAATGGATAATCTGCGTACCGTTTTCAACACTGTAGCCGTGCTCAGTGATGTGGTCGGAAGCAGCTTCCAGGTCACCGGAATCGATAGTGGCATTACCACTTACGAGGTAGTGGTTGTGGGGAGCCGTGAACGTGGTCTCCAAGTACGGCGGAGGCACAACGTCGTCACCGTTGTAGAGAGGGTACACCGGATACGGGTTGTTCCGGATGTCGGTCTCCCTGTTGCGGTTATCGAAGATGGCTTCCATAACCTTTCGGAAGATCAGCCTCTCGTCGGCCTGCAGCATGGCGTTGTTGACGGCACGAACCTGACGAGCGTCCATGTCTCGCAACGCTTTCCAGGTGAACCTCGTCGCCCGGTCGTAGTCCTTGAAGTCGAAGCCGAGCTGGAAGTATCCAAGCTTCAGCCGCTCGCCTTCAGGCTCACCGAATTCCGAAGCTTCCTCGAACGTCGCTTCGCCGACCTGTGGGACCTCTTCAATCTCCTTGAGTACCTGGAAGGTAAGGAGACTGACGATGCGATTGCGCGTCTGGTTGTACACGGCCACGACCTGCTGAGCCTCTGCCCAAAGGACATTGAGGTCAACGTTATCGTTGGTAGTGTAGACGATATCGCCTTCGGTACCGTAACCACCGGTAGCGTCGTCTCCACCAAAGGGCACGTTGCTCAGAAGGTCACCGCCGAACGGAACCTGTAGCAACGCAGCCTTTTCCATGGCCCAGTGCATCTTCCAGTCCGCTTCGGTCATCATCTCTGCGCCGATGAAGGGACGGTCAAGAACAGAAGTCTTCATTATCTCTTAGCCTCCCTACGCAGTCTGCGCCGACGGATCGAACCGGACAATGAGACGTTGGCCCGAAACCGTATGCCCCACATAGTTTTTGCCGGCCGCTGAGGTAGAAGTAACCTCACCGGTCGTGGCTGCGTAGTACTTTGTGCCAGCCACACCGAAGTCAACGCCTGCCTCTTTGCCTGCGTCACTAGGACCGAACTCGACGATTTCACCGGACGTCATCACGTCGACGATTTCGCCTGCCTTGCGAGCCTTGGTGAGTACCAACACACCTCGGACTCCGCTCTGCCCTGCACCGATCACCACACGTCCGTTGGCATCGTGGCCTACTCCCACTACGTGTTCCACGCGGTCAGCCGGGAAATCGGCTGCGAGAGGCGCACGATACCCACCAACCTTGGGATCGTACTTGTCGTACCTACTCATTGCTTTCCTTTCAGTCCCGTTAGAGGGTTACCCTGCGCCACTACAAGATACGCGAAGCGAGTGCTGGGTATTCTTCAGCCAGCTTCTTGCGGTCGATTTCTCCACCGCCATTGCTGGCACCGCCCTGTCCGGGCTGAAAGCCTGTGGGACCTGATGTCCCACTACCTGTTCCGTTATTCTGTTGTCCACTCCCCTGATTGGTGTTGTCCTTCTTCAGGAGGAATGGGTGATCCTTAGCAACCTTAGTCAATTGGGCCTTCATGCCCTCAACCTTGCCGTTGTCGTCGACCTTCACGATTTCCGGATCTAGTTGCTGCGCAACCATTGTCGGGTCGAACCACTCAAAACGAGAGTCGTCCCGAATAGCACCGATGATTGCCTGTCGCGTCACGGTAGCACGTAGTGCTGCATTTTCGTCCTTGAGTGACGCGACGTCATTCTTGAGATTGGTGTTCTCGTCGTTCTTAGCACGCTCTGCTTTAG